TTATGTCCCTGGCAAGCGGGCAAAAACAGCTCCGGGCTGACCCAGATCACTCCAGCCCGTGGTCCCGACTGAATAGATCTGCAGCCGGTTGATTGAGTAGTTGAATCTTGCACCACACCAATTTGTGAGGGCCTGGTTGGGTGCCATGAGCCCGCGAGAAAACGGGTTGATCATGAAGTACTCGTCCGAAGCCAGCGCCCCCACAGCAGCGCACAAGTAGTAATAGGCATTCCCCAGTGCCAGCTGGACCATGCCCTGATAGCTCCATGAGTTTGTGGCCTTGGTGAATATGATCGGAGTTGACCCGGAGTCGTAGATGATGACTCCGGCCTCGTCCCACATCCTCAACCCCCAACTCGCTGCTGAGCGGCTGGCAAATACAGCTGCAAACCACTTCCCGGTGGGCCGCCAGGTCACATTGCCGCTCTCGAGCCTGAAGCCTGTCCAGTTGCCTGGAGAGCCGGTAATTGTCATTTCCCGATAGAGAATGTCCGGCTGGTTCGGCGAGTTGCGAATGAAGATGCAGGGCGGCTCGGTCGTTCTTATCGGGGCCGGGAATGAGACGACTACAGTGCTTGAGCCTGTCGCGGAGTAAGTCCCGCTGTACAGCGCGCACAGCCTCGGGTTGTTGGAGTCGATCTGCACGTAGTCATCGTCATTTCTAACGTAAAGTCCAAAGCTCAATTCTTGAACCTCATTACAAGAAGACGAAATTGAATATGTGAGCCGTAATCCTCAGTACCGGGCTGGTTCGGGTGCTTTGATCGCACGGTCACATTGCCTACCGCCACCCTCATATAGGGCATTGCGCTTTCGTTGAACTCGTTTTTGCGCGCAGTTGTTGGAAGGATCACGGCCGTGCATGTTGCCGGGTTGAACCCTGAAATGGGGACAGAAACGACTGCCCCATTTCCAGTCAGCGTGTAGGTTTGGCTGTGAAGCACTTGATAGGTGAAGCTGTCGGTATCAAGCTCTACAACACCGTCTTCACTGAATGTCCGTAGGCCATAGCTCATGCCGTCAGATCTCCAAGTTGCACGCGCAGCCGGTCATTGCTGTCGAAAACCTTCACAGCACGATGCGTGATTGTGAGCCGTCCCTGCCCCGCAATAGCGCCGTTGATCTCGAGCGTTCCGTCCTTGTTCAGCCGCCAGCCTTGGACGCCCGGCACGTAGTTCGTCGAACTGATGAAGCTCCCGATCTTGGCGTTCGTGATCGTGCCGTCCTGGATGAACGTCTGACTCATGAAAACCTGACCAGCCTCGACAACGAACGGCGTGAAGAGCTGCCCACTGCTCAACGTGCTCACTACCGCGAAGCGGTCAGCGCTGACAAGGAACTGGCTTTGCAGGCCTGCGGGACCGTTCTCGATGCCAAGCCCAATGCCTGCTGCAACGTACTGGCCTTGGGCGGTGAGCTGCATCTTGACCGCCCACATCGTTCTGGCCTTTTCATCGGCATTGACCTGGGCCTGGCTGATCGTCTGCACGGCCGCCGTCGTGTCATTCATCGTCGCTTCGAGCGTCTCGGTCTTGCGCACGATGACTTCATCGCGAGAGGCGCTGACCTTCACTTCCTCTGCAAATGCCGCTGTCGCGTCCCACTGGTGGAGCGCGCCGGCCAGATCGCCTTCGGCATCGTCGTCACGAGCAGACGCCCGCAGAGCCTGCAGGCTCTCGGCTGTCGCCGTGGTCTTTCCGTCAACCTCGGCGATCTTCGTCGTGTTGGTGGTGACCTGCTGTGCAAGGCCGTTGGCCGCTTGCACAGACTGACCAACATCGATCCAGAGGTTCGCGTTCGGCGGAGAATTTGCACCCGAGGCATCGGCAGGAACAGGGCCTTTTGCCTGGTAGATCAGGCCATCGACCACGACCATCTGGTCTTTCACGTATGGCTCACCCGGGTCGTACGCCTTGAGCCCGTCCAGCGCATCGATCTGGTCTTGCAGGCCATCGATCTTGTCGACGACTTCTTTGCCCAGCTGGGTCTCGCCGATCTTGCCGGAAAGAGCCTGTAGCATTGTGGTTACGTCGGTCGAGGTTGAGGCGATGATCTTGAGGAACCCACTCACTCCATACGCGTTTCGGGCGCGGATGAAATAGAAGTAGTTGGTTGAGAAAGCCAGCGCCGTGTGCACCAGACTGAGCCCCTGCCCCAGGTACGCGGCCTGCCCCGCGGTCGCCAGCGGGTCCATGCTGAAGAAGTATTCATAGGTTCCACCGTTCAGGCCGTGCTGCACGTTGCTCGGGAACAGCGTGATCGTGTCGATCGTCGCCTGCACCGCGCACGCCTCGGGCGCTGCTGGGCCGTTGATGTTGACCGTGATACTGGCTTCACCCGAGCGCGTCAGCGGCCCCAGAGCCGCAACGCTCATCGTGTAGCTACCAGATGGAAGGCCGGCCAGCGGCACCTGCATCGTAGTTTCAGGCACCTGCAGCGCCTGCACCGCAGTACCTGCCTGACGCACAGTAACTACGTAGCCTGACACAATGCCAACTGGCGCAGACCAGCTCAGTACCCCCTGAGTTACCTCGGCCGTTTCGTCGACGTTCCAGGCTAAGCCAGTCGGACTGCCCAGGCCGCCAGACGGCAAGTTGATGAAGCCAATCGGATTGTAGGGCTTGCCCACGGCGTCGTCGAAGATCGCTGGGTCGTAGACCTGCAGCGACGCAGTGCAACCTTCGCTCGTGCCCATCGACCAGCCTGTGACGATGAATTCGCCCAGGATGTTCAGTGAAGGCAAGTTCGCGCGCACCGCCCGGCCAGGCCGGCAGTTGTAGCCCAGCAGATTGAGCGGGACGCTGATCACCCCGCCCGCGCGGCGACGACGAAGCTCTATGTTGGCCAGACGCTGGGCCTGGTACGGATTGGTGACGTAAGAAAAGCTCAGCGTCTCCGCTGCCTCGCCGCCATCCGCAACTACCCACTCGGCTACGCTGACTTCCGGGTAGTCCGTCTCGGTCCATGACTGGGTTGTGTCGGTGAAGGTGCCGCGAATGGTATTGATCGCAGCATCATTGGTCGGCTCGGTGCTGCCGGTGATAGTGCCGATCACCATGTCTTCGGTGATCTCGAAGTCCCAAGGGCCGTAGTAGGCGCCAGCCTGGAACATCCAGCGACCGCCCACGCGGATGACCTTGCCACCGCACGCCGCCTCCAGCTTCTGCAGCACGTTGGTGCGCTGCTCATCGGCGCCGATGACGCAGCTGCTGCGGTAGCGCGGGCTGGTAGTGTTACCCGGATTGGCCACAGACTCATCACACACGTTCGCGCCACTGGCGAATGTCTCGAACACGATTTCATCGTCCGGCACACCGCAGCGAGTGCGCAGGAACCACAGAATGTGCAGTGCGGTGTTCTCGCTGTACGCGACCATGCCGGTGCGAGGATCGTATAGATCGTTCCGTCCGCGCACGACGAATCGAGCGTCTGGAATGCCTGAAGGGAATTTCTCAGCGTTGTACCGCAGGGACAGGCGTACGAACGACAGGCCGCGACCAATCTGCTCATCCTTCCAGTCCGGACAGTTGGCCTTGAGGAAAGCGTTTACCTGGCTCGGATTGACCACCAGTTCGTAGGTGGCATCTGCCCCATAGGTGCCAATCAGCTCCTCGCCCAGGTAGATGCTCTCAAGCGCTTCGATCGCACCTTCGCAAAGGACGTACACTAGGTGCAGCCACTCCCTATCACGCTGAGCGCCGGCCTGCTCCTGAGCCCACACCAGTACGCCGCCCGTGCTGACTCTACCCAGGATAAAGCGCGCCGGGGCCTTGGACGATCGCACGGTCTGCGCGGAGGGCTCGTTGTCGCGAATCGGTGACTTTGTGTTTAGCTTCTCCTGCTGCTGCGCCGAGTAGAACGCCAGGCCGGCGCCAAACAAAGCACCAAGTGGATTGCCACCACTGGAAACAAAACCGATTACGGCACCGACCGCGACCTGAGCGACCTTCTTGACTCCTCCGCTCATTACTCAACTCTCCACGCTGCTGTAGGTTCGCAAACGACTCGTGCCACGCCGTCATCGGTCGCCGCCCAGAACTCTCCGGCCCAGAACACCGCCATGGACCTGCCACCAGGTGCGTCGTACATGGCCACGTCACCGCGCTGGATGAAGGCAGGCGCCACTCGGGAAAAATGTGCGTCCCAGGCCGCCTCTAGGCTTCCGTGGTTCTTCTTGAGCGCGCGCTTCGCACCGGCCTCGGTCTTGTAAGCGCCCCGGTACAGCGCTGCCGGATCAACTCCGCATACCGCCACCGCGCAATCTGCCGCGAACAGGCAGCAGTCGAATTCGCCCCATGAAAAAGGCCGCTCGGAGGCGGCCTTGATCACTTCGGTCAGACGTATCGTCCAGTCTCGATTGCGCATCGCTATTTCTCGTAATTGAAGGTCGGCGCGTCCTTTTTGGAGCCCCAGTAGATCGGCCACTCGGACAGCTGGGCGACCGCGTAGAAGAAGCGGTCGCCCTGGTGCCGGGCGCGGTGGTTCTCGTCGGTGAATCGCTCGGTGCCGGTACGGCTCCATTCGGCCATCCGGTCAACGATCGGCACAGTGATCTTGTTGCCGTCCTCACCGTTGCCCGAGTAAGAGAATGTGGCCGCGTCCATGCGCCCAGAGAACAGGATGTCCACCGCGTAATTACCAGCCTCGTCGAACACCACGAAAAGCAGCTTGCCCGAGCGCCCACGGCAGCCGCGGATGTTCGTCTCGGTGATGATGTAGCTGTCCAGGCCGTTCAGGCTCAGCTCGACGGACATGGGCGAGTTGGAGTTGTCGCTCTCCTGCGACTGGCCAACCTCGCCAAACTGCCCTACCCCCAGGTAGGTGATACCGTCGATCACCAGGTCACCAGTGCCCGTGTGGGCGTACACCGGCCCATCTTCGAAGTCGAGCTGGCAGGCGTACACCGTCATGAATCGACCACGAGCGATAATATCCACCACGCTCTGGCTAAAAGGGAACGATGAGGGCATCAGAAGGCCTCCCGGAACTGGTAGCTGCCATTGGACACGATGGGCTGAATGCTCCACTGGTTGGTGTCATCCGCCCGCCTCATCTCGCAGTAAGGGTTTCGGTACTCGACGGCGGCGCCAGCTGTAATCGCCTTGCGGACACGCTTGTTGACCTGGATCGTCGCAACGCCGGAGCCATCGGAACTAACGTGCTCCACCACCTCGAACATCTCACCGAGAATGGTGATGTGATCACCGCGGCTGAACACCCTGACACCAGGCGTCATGCCGCGCAGTTGAATTTTTGTCGACTGCGCCACTGCAGAAGCCACCACTGGAGATCCAATGTTGTCAGTCCTGATCCTGGTGATGGAGGGAATGTTTACCGTCCCGAGCATGCCCTGCAGGCGGCCCAGCAACGAAGTCAGCTCACGCTCATCCTCCTCGTAGAGCACGCCGAAGTTGAGCGTACAGGTCCAGTACGCACCGGGGTGGGATGTGATCTGCTGCGCGTTGCTAAGCGAGGAGGTGAAAGCCCGGTTGTTGTAGACCACACCCCAGGTCATGTCAGTGGGCTCCAAGTCTTCGGGCCATGCTTCCGCCATTTGGCAGCTCCAATAGAAAACCCGCCGAAGCGGGTCTGGGTTACTCACCCTTGCAGGTGAAATTTGGCGCTCAAGATAGAGCCCAAAGGCTTAGTCACTCGATCCTTTCCGCGCGAGCTGTTCAGCCATCAGGCTTGTGATTATTGCGCCGCCTGGGCGTATCCCGGCTCTGAAAGCCGCAGTGATCTGTTCTTTCATATGACCCGCACAGCGCTCAACATCCTGCGTGATGGATTCCGGGCAGATCTCCTCATTCATCAGCACAGCGACGATTCTGCCCATCACCTCGCCTTGGAGAGCAGCGCGTTCAATCCACGCATGTGCAGGTGCGGCGGCGTCAAGATCGCCAAAGATATGTGTGGATATCGCCACAGACACATCGGGGATTATTTTGCTCAGGTCGAGATCGGTAAGTTTCATAGCGCCGCCTACTTTTTGGACAACAATTGACGGCCTGGGCCGTTGGTTTTGAAATCGCGAAGCATCATCTGGTAGCCGTCGTTGATCGCCTGGCGCGTTGTCCTGGCCAGATCCTCCTTGGTCACACCTTCAGGGCTGCCGTTGAAGTGGAAGTGCTGGGTGATACTCCCCATGGTGATGGGCGTTTGATCACCATCACTGCCCCCGGACCCCATCGATACTACACCAAGCGAACCATCTGGCCCGCGCGCCAGCGGCATGATCGCTTCAGGCCCAGCCTCGGCGAAAATGCCCGCGCCCTTGGCGAAAGCGAACATCTGCGGCGAGTCGTGCACCTGGTTCGAGAAGGAAGAAAGGCTCGGCGAGTCATAGACCCCGCCCTTCGCGTTGGCTACAAACGAGCCCTCGCTGAATCCAGTCATGGTGCCCTGCCCCAGCGCCGAGCCACCGCCACCCAGGAAACCGAAAGCCGTACTGAGGAACCCTGCAGCCGCCTGTCGCACCTGAATGCGAATCAAGTCCTCAATGATCGCGTCGGCGAAATCCTTGAACTGGAACTTGCCGGTCTTCACGAACTGGACCACTCCATCTTCCAGGTTGCTGAAAGCGTTGGTGAACAACTCCTGCGTCTGGCCAGCCACATCGGAGGCGCTATCGAGGTAATTCTCGAAGGCGGCCGATGCGCCATTGCTCCAGTCAGATTGGGCGGCATCGATCTTGTTGAAAGTGTCCTCCTGGACCTGCACAAGCTTCGCGCCGTACTCCTGCCTAAGCGCGATCTGCTTTTCGAGCTCCTGGCGCTGCTTCTCGTTCGAGGCCGTGGCCAGTTCGTCACGCAGGGCCAGGATCTTGTTGTTGTTCTCCTGTTCGAGCGCCAGGCGAGACTGAGCACGGCCTGCTCGTTTGTCGCCCATCCCGATCGCTTCCGCTGCGGCGTCTCCCTGCTGCTGGGCAATAGCCAACTGGCGCTCCAGGTCGGCCTGGTACTTCATGGCCTGGGAGAGCCCGGTGGAAGCCTGAACGGCCTGGTTGAATTGACCGGCCAGAGCCGCTATCGCGCGCCCGTACTCCTCGGTGGTGATCTTCTTCTGGGTGAGCAGCAGGTCGAGGCTCTGGGCCTGTTTCTTGAACTCATCAGCTGCAGCTCCAACCGGGTCGTATACCTTCTTCAACTGCTGGAAAGCGGTCTCAGCCTCCTTCAGCTGCTGATTCAGCTTGGTCTGTGCCGAGGTGGCGTCCTTGGTTTCCTGCTTCGCGCCTTGGTTGGCTTTCTTCTGAGCCTCAATGGCGTTCGCGAAAGAGAGAGCAGCAAGTCGATCCGTCTCGGTCAGGTCGGTGTGCTCGGCCAGGTACCGGTTGACGACCTTGATCATGTCGCCATTGTCTTGCAGACCGGCCAGCTGCTTCTGCAGAGTCTCGAGGTAGGTCTGGCCAGCAGTGCTCATGCCGGCCTTGGCGGCGTTGTTTCCTTCGGTCGAAGCGGTGTTCTGGTCAGTTACGCCGGTGAGTACCCGCAGCGTTTCAGCGATCATTGCCGAGCGCTGATCGGCATCACTGACTGCGCCGGCCTGAGTTATCCATTTCTGCACCGTACCTGCTGGCAGGTTCAGACGGTCGCCCACGTCACGCAGAATCGGCGACAGGTCAGCTCCGGCCGCGCGGGCCTCATTCAGCCGGTCGACCAGATCCTGATAGGCACGCAGCTGCTGGTTGTACTGGCCACCCGAATCTCTCGCCGGTGCCGTAACCACTGCCTGCCGGATGGATTGAGCCAGATCTCCGTAGGCGTCGCGCACCGCATCAGTCGCCCCAATCTGCTCTTGCTGCCACTTGACCAGGGACGCCTCGCGCTGGTCGCGGTTGAGCTTGGCGAACTCCTCGCGTAGCTGCGCAACCGGCTTGTGCATGTCGTCCAAGCTGACACCCGCCTTGTCGGCGCTGTCGCCCAGCAACAAGAAGCTGGCAGCAGCAGTACCGGCGAGCAGAGCTAGGCCCGCCGGACCTCCGAGCGCTGCCAGCAGCCCGCCTGTAGCAGCGCGAGTGACGTTGGCCTGAGCGATAGCCAGCGCGTCGGTAGAAGCCTTGAGCGCCGCCTGCTTGGGTAATAGCTGTGTCTGCACCAGCGACAAACGCTGCAGGCCAGTCGCAGCGGCGACAGAAGCCTGGGCCTGCTGCACCTGAGCCTGTGCGTAGATCCGCTGGGCCTCAGCGCCCTGAAGGGCAGCGCGTGCGTTCTCCACTTCAGCTGCGCGCTGCGCGAACAACGCCTTCACCGCCGCATAGACTTTCGCGGTGTAGATTGTAAGAGCCCCGGCGCCAGCAGCGCCCATCGCCGCAGCGACGAGATCGATGTGATCAGCTAGGACCAGTAACAATTTAGATAGCCCTGCTACAGCACCTGTTTGATCCTCAAGCCCCCCAAGAAAGGTTCCAATCGCGTTACCGATGTTATTCAAAGCATCTTGGACGCTCGTCGACATATCGGCAGCAGCTTTTCGATTGGCTTCAACAGTTTTCAGCAGTCCGGTATTGATGTATTCAAGCGAAAGCTTGCCCTCGGCGCCGAGCTTGCGAATCTCATCCGCGCTCTTTCCAGTTGCGGTAGCGATAGCCTGAACGATCGTCGGCATCGCACTCTGGATTGAATTCCACCCGTCGACTTCAACCTTGCCGGTTTGCAGCGCCTTGGAATAAGCATCCAAAGCGGAACCTGCCTTGTCGGCTGACGCGGCGTTGGTCACAAGCAGAAAGCTGAAACTGTCGGTGATATCCAGGGTCTGCTGGGTGTTGAAGCCCAGGCTACGCATCACGTCAGCCGTGCGGATGTACAGCTCCTGGGCTTCGGCCAAGGGGCGGTAGGTTTCCTGTGCAGTCTGGATGAGATGTTGTTGGACTTGCTGGTATTCGCCCGCGCTACCAGCTGCCGCTTTAAGCCGGTCGGACATCTGCCCATAGGCATCAACCTGCTTGATTATGCTGCCGATCAAACCAGCACCAGCAACCGCGGCGAAAGCGCCGCGAATCAAAGTTCCTGCCTGCTGCGCAGCGCCTCCCGCCCTGTCAAAAGCCGAATCCACAGTCGCTAGGTTGCGGTCGATCGCCTGCGAACTGCGCGCAACCATCTGGTCGGCACTCGCCAGCTCGCGGCGAAGCTGGGCGGTGGTCGCCTCAATCTGGACAAGCATTCCCTGAATTTGTTGGTCTGCCATTTTCTTAACTCATAAAAAAAGCCCGCGCTTGGCGGGCAGTTACTACCTATAAGATATGACGACAATATCTGTATCAATCTATTCAATAATATTCAAAGAATTCAAGTAATGAGGCCTAGAATGGCCAACAAAAAGAGACATCAAACTTATTCCTGAATACCCTTTCCCAGAAACAGAAGCAGATCCTAGCTGGAAGCCAAGACCTCTATCCATAAACCAGCAGGTTGCTTTATCGCGCCTACTTCCGTATGTCTTGTCAGTAAAGTCAACTTCTGCATAGACTTCCTTGATTTTATTTAGCTCTTTGACCTGAACATCAAAAGCCGCCTTTTGATCGACCGATAGCTTTCCATTAGATTGGATACTTGCAAACCTCAACAGATTTTCTGCTGTTGGATGAGCTTGAACACTCGAAACGGAGTTAACAACTATTGATGCTGGGTCAGCCACAGACATTTTCGCTATATCTGTGCATACCGAAATCATCTTCTCCTCTACCGATGCCCCGCATCCGGAAATAAGCGCACAGCAGACCGACCCAGCAAGCATAATTCGCTTCATGCGACCCCTCCTTTGGATTTAAGCAATCTACCACTATCCAGCAGGGCGGCCATAATCGCTATATTTTTCTGCCAGTGAGAGCAGCCCTCAGCTTATCGGCAACTCCCGCAGTACCTGGCTTCTCCTTCGCGCCCTGCTGCTTACCTGAGCCGAAGGGATTGGTCATGCGCGCCCACTCCACTCGTGCATCCATGGCCAAGAACAGTTCGGGAAGTGGCGTGCTCCACGCCACATCCGGCGCCCAGCCAAGCCAGCCCACGGCGACCGAATACATCCGGTCGACGTAGCTGCCATCCTCTACGGCGCTGACTCCTTCGGCTCTTGCGGCTTTCCCGCCTCACCGCCCCGTGGGTTATAGAGCGCTCCCAGGAACTTGGTGGCGGCAAGCGTGAGGTCAGAAACACCATGCTGCCAAACCTCTTCGGTCAGCAGATCGATCTCCTCCCCCTCGATCCCAGCTCCCGCTGCGATCACGAGCGCCACTGCATCTACGCTGACCGCGTGCAGGCCATGCGAAGCCGCACGCAGACCGCCGAAACGGCTCTCGATGAAGCGTACGGCCTTGAGGGTCGGCTTCAACACCAGAGTGCGCTCACCAACCTCGACCTCAACGGTACCGTGCAACGTCTTGCTCATGGCGATTCCCTATTAGGCTGCGGGCGCCGGCACCAGCTCCAGAATGTCGGAGTTGATGCCGATGGTGATGTTACGGCGCACGACGTTGTCAGCCGCACCTGGTGCGACGGTGTTGTTCATCACCTTGCCGCGCATGTAGAACGTGGTGGGGTTGATCACCGGGGTAGCGGTAGGATCGCCGTCGTTGAGGGTGATCTTGATGTTGTAGTCGCCCTTGCTGCGGTCCTTGTGGGCAGTCTTCACCGCATTCTGGCCCCCGTCGCCGTTGTCGAGGCCCACGGTCAGGGTTAGGTCACCAGCGTCGGCAGTGCCCTTGTACTTGCGCACGCGACCATCCTTGAGCGACGTGAAGGTCACGCTGCTGAAGGTGTCGCCGAACTCGCCCAGGTCTTCGATCTCGCCCACGTCGGCGTAGGTGTCAGCCTTGTACTCGGTTTCGGTGTCGGCACCGGTCTTGCCGCCAATGCCCAGGCGGCAGCCGGCGGCTGTGTTCAGGTTGTCTTCGGCCATGGGGGTTCCTCCAAAGGCACATTGGATAAAGCCGCAGGGCGGCCGGTAGGTAAATCAGTGGGTGGTGATCACGCGGACGGTGATCGAGCCCTGGTACGTGGTGCCATCAGCATCGCGCTGGGCGTCGGCCTGGAGCACGCGCACAGACACCGCACGCCCGTGCTCAAGCACCAGCCGGCGCTCGTCGAGGGCGGCAATGATCTTGCCGTTGATGCACTTGACCTCTGCCTGGCCAACGGCATCAGACCAGACAGACAGGTAGATCAGGCGCTGCTCGCGCTTGCGACCGGCGATGGGGCTGATGTTGGTCGAGACCTCGCGATCGATGGACACATAGGGCATCGGGGTGTTGATGCCGGCCCCATCCAGCACAGGACAATCGACCTCGGCACGCAGACGGGCGAACAGCGCTTCCTGCAGCGCAAGGGATGGATCAGCCATTGCCGGCCCCCAGGCTCGCCTTGCGCAGCGTGCGCCGAATCGCTGTCTCGATATCCGCCATCACATACTCCCTGTTCACGTCCATCGAAGGGCGCAGCCACGGATGGGCAGGCCTGGCCGGAATATCTGGGTACTTCCCGAAGAAGTTCTGTCCATCAGACTTGTTCTTGGTGTCGCGCTGACGAATCGAGTTTCGACGCCCGCGCAGTTGTGACTTGTCGCGGTTGTTGGTGTGCACCCCGCCAACGGCATTTCGGTCGGCCCGCTGATACAGGGTGCCGGAGTACCCCTTGGTCCCGTACTCGATGAAGCGCAGGTAGTAGAAGCGGCGATTGTCCCGCTTGCCGCGTATACCGATCTGCGCGTCCAGACCGCTGGGTGAAACGTAGACCCTCAATGCGGAGGCGGCAGCGCCGGTGTCCTTGGGGATCAGCTGTTGCTGGGTGGCCAGGATGCGCCCCGCCGCCTGTTCCATGGCAGGCTTCAGCTCGTTGTCCATCGTCTTGTTGATGTTGCGCAACGTGCGGCGCAGCTTGAAATCACCAAGCAGCTTGGATCGACGGGCCATCGCCTACTCCTTGGCCGGGGCGGCCTTCGGCTTCTCGGCTTTCTCGGTGACCACTTCGGCGTAGCCGCGGGCAATCAGGCCCTCGGCATACTCCTTGGCCACCTCAAACTCTTCGCCCTTCTCTCGATCGCCAGAGGCGCCCGAGAGACGGCCCAGTGCACGAATTTTCATTGGGTGTACCTCATGGGTTGGGGACTGATGAGCACAACAGGCGCAGCATGTCCCGTTCGTTGTTGAGCAACGCGGCCTCGACCTTGTAGGTGACGCCGGTGCGCTTTTCAGTGATTCGCCAGCCAGCAGCGATATCCTTGCGGGGCCGAATGCGGATCTCGGCAGTTACCGTGGCCTGCAGCTGCTCGGCGACTGGTGTAACCCTGCCGGTTGGCAACGTGACTTCGGCCCAGATCTCGCCAACAGGTGGCCAGGTCACGGTGAAGCCACCCGACTTGTTCTGCTCGCGCACCGGACTGGCCAAGATGCAGCGATGACGCAAAGGGCCTGCTTTCAAGTCTCACTCTCCTTGGTGCGGCCACGGAAGTTGCGCGATGACCACAGCAACGTCTCAACTGCCATAGGCAGATTTGTAGCAATCGTGCCGGTGACAACCGCCTCGCGGTTCGCGTAGGAGTGGCCTATCAGCAGCAGCAACGCCGCCTTGAAGCTGGCCGGGTAACTGTCTACAGCTTCAAGCGCCGGGTTATCGCAGTACCACTGAGCCCAAGCCAGGGCCGATTCGGCGTACAGCTCAATCAAAGCGTCCTCGGTGTCGTCGTCGACGCGCAGATGCAGCTTCATCGTTGCCAGCGGCACCAGTTCCTGGGCGGTGACACTCATTTCTTTCGGCTCGACTTGGCAGGCGCCTCGCCACTCTCGGCTGGCGGTCCATCGACATACTCGGCAAGCTCCATGCCCACCAAGGCTTCGGCGGTGGATTCGTCCACCTGACGCTCCTCATGCTGGTCGAAGTTGCCACCGTGGTAGTGAGAGAACTGGCGAAGCGCGCGAATCTTGAACATGGTCGATCCGGGACAGTTGCCTGCCCCGGCCTCAGGGTCGGTTAGGGAGCTGGGTTCGCGAAAGCGCCTTTGATGATGGCGGTCGGACGGTAGTGCGCCAGTGCCAGACGCTCCTCACAGAGGATGGTCAGCATGTTCTTGACGAAGTTGTCGCGGTCCTCGCGGCTGACCTCGACCGTGGCGTCCATGCGATCCCAGACCTGAGACGCCAAGTCGAAACCACCGACGGTGAAGGTGCCCTGCGCCTGGGCCTTGGTGGCCACCACCGGCAGGCCCCACATGACCTTCGCGGCGAAGGCGGCCGGACCACCGAAGATGTAGCGGCCGTCGGCATCCTTGAGCAGAGCAATGGCGTGCCAGTCACGCGGGTTGAGGATGATGCCAGAGGCCTCGAACTCCGACTCGCTGGTCTGGAAGATCGCGTGAGCGATCATGTCCGCCCGGGTGTCGCCGGTCGCGTTCAGGCTGGCATCGTAGGCGGTGGCCACCTGGTTCAGGCCCAGCAGGTTGTCACCGGTACCGTCGCCGTTGAGCATCTGGCCTTCCTCGACCAGCGCCAGGCCGAACAGCAGTCGGTTGTTGACGTAGGATTCCAGCATCGGCGCATCGTCCATGACCTGGCGCGAGGCCTGGATCCAGTGGGCAATGGTCTTGACGGTCGCCGTTTCCTTGGTGAAGGTCAGATTCGACTCAGGCTTGAGGTTGCCCTCGGCGACCGGTGCGGCGCTGTTGATGAACACGTTCTCGCGCACGTACTCGAGCGAGTTGGAGCTGACGCGGCCCTGAGCCAGCAGGTCGCGGATGGTCAGTCGGCGCAGGCCGGGCATCAGGATGCCTGGGTTCACCTGAGGCTGGATCAAAGCGCCAGCCGAAGCCGCGCCGCTGCCCAGCTGCTTGTCGAAGCTCTTCACATCGACCTTGCCGGACGACTTGCCGTCCCAGGACTTCTGCAGGTCCTCGGCAGTCTGAGCCGCGAAGCTCTTCTTGGTGGCCGGGTCATCGAGGTTGCCAGCGCTGAGCTTCTGCTCGATGTCGAAGAGGCGGGTGCCTGCGGTCTTCAGTTCTTCCTGAACGGTGGTCAGGTCGGTCTGCAGCTGCTTGCTGACAGTGCCGTTCGCCTCGATTTCTTTCTTCTGGGCGTCGAACAGCTCGGTCATGCGAGTCTGCGCGGTTTCGATCGCCTTCTGGACTTGGGCCAGTTCGGACATGGGTAAATCCTCGGTTCAGAGTTTGGGGAAGGTGTTGATGCGCTCCAGGAGCGCGGCGATGTCGTCGCCGCCTTCGGACTCGCTCCGAACTGCGGACTTGATGCGGGCGATGAACGCCTGCGCTTCGGACTTGGAAAGACCGGCTGAATCTCTCAACCAGTTCTCTGCGTCGCGGATACTTTCGATGGTCTCCATGCTCTTGAGCGCGGAGACCGTGGCCGATTCGTTGGCCGGGAAGGTGCACACGCTGATCTCAGTCAGACGCGACACTTTGCGGAAGGAGAACCCGCTGGCAATCGTGGACATACCGTCCTTGGCAATGCTGCAGCCCACCGACATGCCGCCCACGGTTCCGTGCATCATCGCTGCCTTGAGGGCTTCCGATTGCGGGTTACCTGGCGTCAGCTCGCCGCGGACGTGCAGGCCCTTGCTATCCTCCGCGAGGTCGAGCCATTTGCCCACCGGGATCTCGTTGCGGCGATGATTAAAGAACATGGCCACAGCGCGGGTCTGGCTCTTGAGTGCATCCGCGAAGGCGCCTCGCTCCATGATGTCGCCATCGCTGTCGACCACGTCGAACACGCTGGCATAGCCCTCGAAGACGCCCTGGGCGCCGCCATTGGCGAATTTGATTGCGGCCTGATCGAAGGCCAGGGTTTTGCAAACGCTTGGCATTTGCTGCCTCCAGAAAGATCAAACCCCGCTGGATGCGGGGTCTGGGTTACCGAGTTGGGTGATTGGCACGTTCTGCGATTGCCGGGTCGCCACATCGCCACCGGGCAGAGGCGGCATGTTGTCCAGCCTGCGCAGTTCGTTGATTGTCCGCAGGCCTTTGTCCGCCAGCGTGCCCATGAAGGAGGCGCGAGCAGCGGAGTCACCCCGTAGCAGGCCATCGATGTTGTGTTCCGCGTGGTACCGGCCCACGTCGCCAGGCTTGAGCAGCCAACGCTCGATGGCATACTCCCAGCGGTTGAGGTAGGGCGACAGGGTGTACTGCAGGAAGCCAAGGTTCTGTTGCTCGATCCCAGTGCCCCAGCTGGTGGATTTCTCTACGTCGCCCACCAGATGCGGCGGCACACCAAAGAACCTTGCCAACTCGCTCACCTGGAATTTGCGAGCCGCCATCGTCTCGGCGTCCTGGGCGCTGACGCCAATCGGCTGGGTGGTGAACCCGGCTTCAAGAATCCACAACCGCTTCCTCACTGGGCCGCCGGAGATCTCTTTGAAGTTTTCCTCGATCTGGTCGCGCTGCTCATCACTGAGCGTTTTGTCACCCGTGGAAAGAAGCTGCGGCGACTTGGCGCCATTGGCGTAGAAGTCGCGCTGCTGATCTTCCATCGCGACGGCTACGCCCGTGGTTTTGGCAGCGAAGGCAATGGGCGACAGGCCGACCAGGCCGTTGAAGCCGAAGCCCTTGAGGTGGAAGATCTCCGACGCTTTGAAGTTTGCATACTCGCTGTCGCGTCGGTATCGGTAGACGACTCGCTTGTTCTCCAGCCGCACATCCATGTGCACGGACAAAAGTGGCATCAAGCTGATGACATCGCCGACGCTGTTGCGCTCGATCAGTGCGTAGGCGTTACCGTAGAAGCACAGCTGCATGGTCATGGCTTCGCGGAACTCAACCGCCGTCATGAACTGGTTCGGACTGAAGCGCAGAAGCCGGGCCAAAGGGTTGCTCATGCCCACCTTCAGCCGGTCATCGCCCTTGGTCTCGAAGACATCCAGCGGCAGACCGGCTGAGACAGTCGAGATCAGCCGCACACAGGCAAAGACTGTCGCGATCTGAAGTGCGCGTTCATCGCTGATTACGGATTCACCCACGGTGCCCTGGGCGGACACTGGTCCGGTTTGGGAGCCTTTCTCCGGCGTCACCAAACGCCCGCCGACGAAGAAGCTCGCCATGCGCGCCCAGAAGGGGCTGCGGGTGCGCAGGTCAATGCTGTAGTCGGTATCTGCCATCACATGCTCATCGGTCGTCTAAGGAATGCATCGAGGTTGGTGCGGGTCTCTTCAGGCTCACTCGAAGCGGCCACGGCCATCGCAAGGGCGACCATTCCGTCGATCCTGCCGCTGGCCTTTGCCTTGGTGAACTTGCGCCCGCCAGCCGGATCGCTGACGGCTACCGCGTTTGCGGCACACATCGACAGAACTGGATGCATGCCGTGCCTGAGCTTCTTGGCCAGCAAGCGCGACTCAAGCTCGCGCAGCGCTGGCGACATGCTGACGAAGCCCTGGCCAAACTCCTTGAAGCAGGCGAGCTCGTTCTCGGTGAAACCAACCCGCTCCAGCCAAGGCTTCAGGAAGCGCATGTTGTAGCGGTCAAAGTTCAGCACTTGCACGTCATAACGGTCGAACACGCCGCGCAGGTAGTGGGCGACGAATTCGTACTCAATAGCCCGGCCCGGCGTAGTCTGGAGGAAGCCATCGCGCTCCCATTGGTCATACGGTACCCGATCGTTCCTGGACTTCTCAGCCAGGCCTTCTTCCGGCAACCAGAACGTCGAATCCACGTCACCCTGCTCACCAACCAATACCAAGGCAGTGAGGTCGCTCACGCTGGACAGGTCCAGGCCGCCATAGACCCGCTGGCCTTCCAGGCAGTCAGGCTGCGCGCCGTTCTCCATCCAGATAGCCCGAGGAATGAACGGGCTGCGAGCCTCTACCCTCTGGTTGAGGATCAAGTTTCGGTAGGCCGGCTCTCGGCTTGGCAGACGCTTGGCATCTGCAGCCTGGCGGGATACCTCTTCCTTGTTCATGAAGTCATCGAAGTGCGGGTTTGCCGCGCGGATGGCCTCCTCACTGAAAGGGTCCATGTCCATTGGCGCGGTGCACAGCTCGACTTTGTTTCTCGGGTCGGCGCCGGTCAGGGCGTCGTCAATCAGCAGGCTGAGCAGGTCAGCATCGGTCGGGGCCTGGGTGCTGATGATGATCGACAGCGGCTGCTCCTGCGCAGCGCTGGCCGTCTCCAATGCTTCATAGAGCTGGGACCGCGGCCCTATCACCTGACCCAGTTCGTCATGCACCACCAGCGCGGGGCTCAGGCCGAACTTGGTAGCGGCATCGGCGCTCAGGGCCTTGTAGAAGGTGCCAAGCTCACCGCACAGCAACTCCTTGGCCGTGTCGCGGATATTCACGAACTCCGAAAGATCGGGGCTCATCCGAACCACCTTGGCCGCCAGCTCGAAAAGGATTGCGGCCTGATCGCGGGATTGAGCAGCGCTGTAGAGCTGGGAGTTAGGCCTGGCCTCCGGGCCGCACAGGTGCAACAGCAGAATGAAGGCTGATAGCGCAGTCTTGGCATTCTTCCGCGCCATGGACAGGATGAAGGTGCGGGTCGGCGTGTCGTAGATCCGCTTCAACCAACGCTTCTGGTGCTTTGTTAGCTTGACCCGCTGGCCTACCAGCTTCCCCTCCGGGATTCGGCAGTAGTCCTCAATCCACTGGGCATTTCGCTCGCCCCGTGTCAATCGTCGCTTTGCTGCCACGGCTTGCGCCCCTTACCGCCCGATGGTACCGCCTTGTCAGCCCGCAGCAGGCTCTGCTGGGTCAGGCGCATGGAGCGCAGAAGCGCATTCATAGCTCGCGTTTCTCGCTCGAGCATCCCGCCCAGCTTGTCGAAGCGCTTGAGCCCCTCGTCCTCCAGCAGCCACTCAGGCAGAAACTCCTCAAGTTGCTGCGCGATCAGGTCAGCCTGCACCTTGTGTCGGCAGTACTGAGCGAGCATCGCAGCGTGCTCTGGCCCAAACCAATCGGCGGGCCTGGCATTCACCACCTGCATCCACTCAGCCTTCTGCGCAGGGGTCAGGTTCCTGGGCGGTGCCAGGCGATTGTCAACGCCGACGGGTGGGGCGACAGCCATCGAGGCAACTGATTTTCTGCCGCGAGTGGCCATAATTTTTCCAAAAATTCTACGGGTTTATGAAGAAAGAGGGTCGAGGGCGGTATTGCTCAGCGGGAGCTCGAAGTTTTTCCCCTCCCCCAGGGGCACTGGCGTGCCACATCGGGCCACTGGCGTGCTTCAAACGCCCCGCGGGAGACCCCGAGACTGCCCTGCCCCTCAGGGCGTGTTCCAGTGGTGGCTCGGGTCGAGCGGGATGCCGTTGAGGTCGTGACCCACCAGGTGGCCGCTCTTCTCCTGTCGCTGCTTCACAGAGTCGTGACAGTGCTTGCACAGCGATTGAAGCTGGGTCGAATCAAAGAACAACTTCTCGTCGCCCTTATGTGGCTTGATATGGTCGACCACTGCCGCGGCAGTCACCCTGCCTATCGCGCTGCATAGCCGACACAATGGCTCGGCCTGCAGCTGCTTCCACCTCAGTCGGTACCAGCGCTTGCTGTTGTACAGGTGGCGCCATGGTGAGTTGTTGGCCATCAGCGCACCTCAACCACGATGGCGCGCTCGACCCAGCGCATGACCCTAGCCATGTCCGGCTCGCGCCCAGTGATGTGGGACATGGCCAGCACACCAGCCAGGTAGTACTTCAACCACCAGCGATGGCGGCAGACGATCGTGGCGTAGACCTTAGCCATGGCCGGTGCTCCTTATCTCTTGTACCAGGTCAGCAGAAAGCACCGCGCATCAGGCGGCACCTCGGCGATCGGCCAGCGCAGGCAGTCCATGTGCTTGCGCTCTGGCCGCTTGCGGTTCACCCGCAGCGTCTGCACCAAGTACGCCGAACCGGCAGCGGTGGTGATGAAGTCGCCAACCGCGATGCCGTCAGCACCATCCACGTACAGCTTGCATGGTGTGTAAGGCGCTCGCGTTCTGGCCATCGTCTGCTCCCTGCGCTACTCGCCGTTCCAGCCCAGCAGCTTGAGCTGATCATCAATCGCGGCCAGCTCAGCCATGAAGTGAGCCTTCAGAGGCCCGGACACCGAGTGCAGGACAGCCTCATCCTGGTGGTCGCCGGTGATGGCCGGTGACACGCCCTTGCCGCTCAGCACCGTGTCCAGCCGACGCTGCACCTGGTCACGGATACGGAAAAGGCTGTTCGCGGTCGCGATCTGTTGTCGATTCATCAGTGTCTCCGCGCCACAAAACGGCGCATGTCTATTTTGTGGCGCGGACTACTCTGCCTTTCTGCCCGGCAGCTTGAAGTCGGTCACTCGGTCAGCGATGGCCCGCACCTTATCCACCCCGAGCAGGCCAACCCAGCCGCCGACGAAGGCAGCCATGCTTTGAGGCAGCCCGAAGAACTCGAAGCCGCTGATCATGGTCAGGGTCAGCCCTCCGCAGATAGCGCCCTCAACCAGCATCTGGCGCCGGGTGCCACCTCCGTAGGTGATCCGAAGGACTGCCATGGCGCAGGACAGACCTGCCGCGTACAGGAGGGGCGAATGCTGGCTCAACCACGCAAGAGCAATCGCCCAGGTGTCTGGTTTGTCTGGCATGTTGGACATACTCGGTTCCTCCCTTTCGGGGAGCTGAAAACAAAAAAGCCCGCTCAAGGCGGGCAATATGAGGAAGTCAGTTGCGGTGCAGCATTCCGCCAGGTTGAAGCTCTTCGCGCAGGATCTGCCGGACCCATTCATCTGGCGAGGGCTCGTCTTGATTTGCGCCTACCCCAATACCAGCAACAACATGCTGGCCCTGGGCGTTGACCTGCATTTTCAGTGCGAACTCGTGCGCTGACACCACGCACTGCGACTCCGGCATAGCGACGGGGCCGAGGCCGATCGAGCCCTCATCAACAAACGCCTCGCTGATACAGACCCCACCGCCTTCAACCTTGAAAGTCTTTGGCTGTTCAGGCTCTGGCAGCGGCGCGTCTAAGTTGCCAATACGATACCGAACCACTCCGTCGACAATCACAGTAGTGCAACCACCGGCGTGCACTGTCCGAGTGCCGGCCACCTTCGCCTTCTCCAGGCGATCAGCCAGCTCCTCCTCGGTTTCAAGGCGGGAGTAGCTAAGGAACAAGCGAGCATTGAACGACTCATCGCCGTAGCCCGCATCGAACTCTTCGAACTCTGCGGCGTGGCGATACTCTTCCGGAACTCGTTGCAGCTCGACCTGCAAGAACTGGAGCAGGTTGGCGGCGTTCTTGGGCAAGTCGTGCTTGCTCCAGCTGGCCACCTCGACCGACACCATCTGGCGTTCGGGCGCGGCAGAGGCGCTGCCGAAGGCACAAGAATTGATCTCGAAGTCACCTGAAGCCAGATCGAGCTTCCAGCCGGAACCCTTCTTGCCGCATGGCGTTTTGGGCGTGTAGTTGGCGGATTGGATCGAGCAGCGCATTTGCTGACCTCCAGAAACAGAAAGCCCCCGCACTTTGGCGAGGGCTGAAATGAAAAAAGCCCCGACACATTGGCCGAGGCTTTCGGGGTTCGCATTTTCAAAACGCAGAACCGCAATGTGGATAATTAGATTCTCATTTTCTCACCGCGTCAAGCGGCTTCTGCAATGAGGCCCGCTTCGTCGAGGATAACCGCAGCTGAGGCGAAGGCTTTGTCCAGCTCCTGCTTGAGCCACCTCCGAATATCTGACCTCCACCGGTACAGCGTCTTTTCCGGTGTTGGTGAGTCGAGGTTGTCCCAAGTGTGCAGCACCATGAACCCTTCTGGCAGATTGGACACCGCCCAGGCCGTCACGCACTTCTGCCTGAACAGCCAATGTGCCTTGCCAGGTGCCGCCCTGGCCACATACTGGATGGCGAGCGCCCTTTCCTGCTGCAACGACTTGCTGCTGTCGACCTTGTAGAACGCCTCGAGCATGTTCCAGTGCAGCGGCGAAAGCACCCTGTGCAGCAGGGAGCGGGTCATCGCGTCCTGGGTGAGCTGGTCGAAGCGATCCAAGGGGCATGGGTTGTCGCTTTTGCCTGGCTGAGCGCCAGGGGGCTGATATTTGCCCTGCCAGGCCTGGCCCTTGTGCAGCGATATGGCATCAAGAGTCATCGCTCTAACCACGCCATGCTCGGCGTCGCGGTAAACGCTCATGCAGCCCTCCGGATACGGCGAGGTGGTGGGTTGTCATCCAGTCCCAGCAGGTCGCGCAGCAGCCTGTCGGCCAGCTTGCTCTTGGCGTTGCCCTCCGTGACCCAGCGCTTGCAGTACTCGCCGAACTCAATATTGACCCGCGTTGCGTGCCAGCTGGCGACCATATCGAGCAGGCAGGCCATAGCCGCAGCGCCACCCAGTTTCTCTTCGGCCAGATGCTGGCCTGCGATCTTCAGGAACTGGCGTTCGTGATCCTGGAGGCTCTTGCGCGGCAGTGCCGCAGTTACCTTGCTCATTGTGCGGCACTCCATACGTGCAGAATTTCACCGGGGCGCTTGTCGGTGCGCGCCTCAATCGATACAGCCCTTACCCAAGACCGGTAGGCCTCAGCAGGCGAGCCGCCAGCGCCAGCCCATGGATGCGATTCGGCGACACACCACCAGGTCCCATTGCGGCTCGTGATCTTCACCTTGGGCAGGCGGCCGGTGAAGCCGACCTTGTGAGACGCCAGCCAGGCCTGGGCAGCGGGCCAGATGATCGCCTGCTCCGGCGCTGAGAACTTCGAAGTAAGTCCGTTCGAGCGCTCCCCCAGGCCGTAGTCGTCATTGGCTACCCACAGCACAAAGCCTGTCGGCGAGTGCTTGAGCGTGTGCCCTTTGTGCTCCCAACCCCAGTCGCCTGGATAGTCACGCAGTGAGGCGGCTATTCGCTCTGCCTCGGGATAGCGCTTAACCTCGACCACTTGCAAACCCGGCGGTAAGACGGCAATCCCGTCAGTGATCTTCACTTCGGGCTGATACCGTTTCGGCTCGTGCACAGGCGCCAGCACCCGAGCGATTAACTTGAGCAGGTTCACTTGCCCACCCCCGACGCTGCACGCGCCTCAGCAATGCGTACATACCCCATGAACTGGTCGGCCGGGAGTGCTTCCTTGATCACATCGAGGATGACCCGATCCAGGTGCTGCTGGGTTTGGGCCCTGGCATCCTTGCGCAATTGGCCGCAGCGGTACAGCAGGCGGGTGCGGTCATGGTTGATGTGTTTGAGTGCGGCCTTGGCCCGATGGTACCAGCTGCGGTCATAGGGGTTTCCCTTAGCCGCGCCATCCAGCGCCTGAGCCAGCGCCAGTTCCAGCCGGATCGAGTCAGTGACCAGTCGCTCGTGCAGAGCTTCGCATTCGGCCAAGGTAGCAGGCAGCTCGATTGGCCCGTAGATGGCGCTGCTGGTTACCCTGGTGGTGCGGGAACGCCCGTTTTCCAGCATGGAATCATGACTGGAGCCCCGTGGTTCCTGGCTTGCGGTGGTGGTGGGCTTTTCGCCGTCAGCGCGCTTGGTCACAGCCACCGAGACGACCGGGGCTGTGGATCTGCCGGCGCCAGAGCGCGGCCCGAAATTAGAAAGATTCATGCTGTGCTCCTTTCGTGCGGTGACGGCCGGCAAATGTCCTGCCCATTTCGACTTCTTCGTTGCTTGGCTGGTACCCGACCAGCTCGGCAAACCTGTGGTAAGCACCCTGGTGCTGAACACGGCAAAAGCCGGTCTCCCCGTGGCGGTTCTTGTCCACGATCAGCTCGGTGACGCCTGACTGCCCTTCCTCGGATTCGCTGTCTCGGTGGACCAGCACCACCACGTCAGCGTCGGCTTCGATCTGTCCTGAATCGCGCAGGTCGCTCTTGGTGGGGCGCTTGTTGGCGCGCTGGGTAGGCCCGCGGTTCAACTGCGCCAGCACCATCACCGGCACCCCGAGCTCCTTGGCCAAACGCTTGATCGACTTGCTGATGTCGGTGACCTGCTCGTAGCGGCTGGCCGACTTGCTCTCTCCGTTGACCAGGCCGATATAGTCCAGCGTGACAGAGCCCAGGCCGTGCTCGCGCTTAACCGTGCGGCAGATCTGCCGGATATCTCGCATCGTCAGTGAGGCATCGTCGCAGAAGATCAGGGGCGCCCCGTTCAGCCGGCTGACCGCAGAAGTCAGGCCCGGCCAATCGCTGTCCGCCATCGAGTGCCCCTCGGTGATGTGCTTGAGCTGCACGCTACCGACTGACGCCAACGAGCGGTTTGTAAGCTCCACATCCGTCATCTCGAGGCTGAACACCAGCGAGGTGGACTTGGCCACAAGCGCCACTCGCTCGGCGATACCCAGGCCCAGGGTCGTTTTGCCGCTACCAGGGGCGCCAGCAATCACCACCATGTGCCCCGGACAAATACCAGGGATGAACTTGTCGAGAGATGGCAGCCCAGTGTCGAAGCCGAGTACCGCCTCGCGGTTGAACCTACGGTCAACCCCATCGATGGCTTCTGGCAGAATCTCCCCGATGAACCGATAACGCTTGCGCGAATCGATCCCTTCCGCCTCCAGGGAAACCCAGGCCTGCTGGCCCTGCGCCAACACTTCGTCCAGCGGTTCCCCGTCCTTCAGGCGCTCCGTCATGATGTGAGCCGCGGCGATCACGCGGCGAGCCACCGATCGCTGCTTCACGATCCGGGCGTACTCCGCGAAGTTGGCGACGCTCGGGGTGTTGCGGGCGATATGGGCGGCCACGGCCAGCGTGCTGCTCCCGTCCGCCAGGTTCGGACGGGCATCAGAAAGCGTTACCACGTCGATCTGGCGCCCCTTCGACTTGAGCGCCAGCAGCAGCTCGAACAGCTCGGCGCAGTCAGGCTGGTAGAAATCACCGACCTCAAGCTTCACGTCATCGATGAGCGCCGACTGGTGAATCATTGCGCCGATGAGGGCGTGCTCCGCCTCGGGGCTGTGCAGGCGCGATTCGCTCTGCATGCAGTCCAGGTATTCCTGACTAATCACGCGCCACCCCCTACTCGAGCCGAGGACCAGGTGAATGGCGCCAGCAGGCCGCCATTCTCGCGCAGGCGGTCCATCGCCCGCGGCCCGATGTAGGCCGGCAGTTGCTCGCGGTCCTGATTGCTGACAAGGATTGTTGGGCGGACCAGCTGGTAGCGGCGGTCAATCACCTCGTGCAACAGGCTCGGCATGAAATCCTTACCTGGGCGCGGCGTGTGCATGCCCACCTCATCGATCACCAACAGGTCGACAGCAGCCAGCTCGGCCAGCAGGTCGGACTTCGAAGGCCCGGCATTGCTGCGGAAGCTGTCCGTCACGGCCTGCATGATCGCCTCGGCGGTGATGATCAGACCCTTGGCGGCGTGCTCCCGCACGACGTGCTGCAGGATCGCGCATGCCAGGTGGGTTTTACCGTTTCCGACCTCACCCAGCAGCATCAGGGCGCGCCCAGCCCGGTAGTGTTCTTCGAACTCCTCGGCGTAGCGCCGGCAGATAGACTGGGCGCGGACCTTGGCTGATTCAGCATTGGTGATGAAGTTGTCGAACGTGCACCCACGGAAGCGCGGCGTGATGCCAGTGGCAAACAGGTCGCGGTTAAGCTCATCGGCTTCCTTGGCGGCGTATGCGGCATCCCGCACGCTAGTCTCGCACTGGAGGTTCAGGTTCTCCCACTGGCAGCGCGGGCAGCCGGTCTGCTTCCAGTCGCCATCGAACTGCTCGACCCGAGTCACCTTGTATTGGTCATGCCCAGGTACCGGACAGTCAGCGGCGTAAGAGCCAGTGACCCGTGGCTCCGGGCTGAACTTAGATGAAGTCATCAGGGTACATCTCCTGGTGGTGGGCGGGCACATGCAGCACTGCGCTTGTCTGGGGTTGTTGGTAGGCACCGGCTGCAGGCAGCACCTTCTCCGGAAACAGGCCGGTCCAGCCATTGCTGATGGACTGGTTGATCACGGCGTCAGGCGAGTGGTGGCCGGCCAGGGTCTTGGCTTGTCGCTCGCAGGTGGTCTTGGTCAGGCGCTTGCCGATCTCTCGGCGGTGCTGGCACCAGTCGGCCCAGGTCTGCTCGCTGACGTTGGCCGGCTTGCAGGTGAGCGGGTCGAACTTGGGCGCCTTCTTCTTCGCCGAGGGAGCGTCAGCGACCGTCTGCTCTACTGGTTCAGTGACTGGTTCAAAAGAGTGACTGGTTCTGGTGCTTTCTGGGCCTACACCCCCTGTAGGCTGTGGGCCTACACCTGTGCTTTCTGGGCCTACAGGGGTGCTGTTTGGGCCTACAGGTCGGCACAGGGTGATGTGATACAGGTTCGAGCTGTTTCCCTTCGGCCCTTCGCGGTTTTCGATGCGCACCAGACCCTGCATTTCGAGCTGCTTGATGTGCTTGCGAACAGTGCTGCGGTCGATCTCGCACTGGTCCGCGATGTGCTGGTAGGACGGCCAGCACTCGCCCTGGTCGCTCGCGTTGTCCGCCAGCTTGACCAGCACCAGCTTGCGCAGCGGATTGCCGACCTTGGTCTTCATGGCCTTGACCATCAATTCCATACTCATGGGTTCAGATCTCCAACTCAGCGGTGACCCGCTGGACAAACTGGTCGTAGCTCTCGCCCATAGCGAAGCCTTTGTCTTCCATCGCACGCCGCCCAGCCTTGGCCAGCTCGTAGATCGCCCAGCGCTCGCGCTCTGGAATGCCCTTGAACTGGCTGTAGGTAGGCCAGGGTCCGCTGATGATCGAAGCGCCAGCGCGCCGCTGGAGCGCCTGGGGGGGGGTTGGAATCGGGGTCATTGGAGAGTCTCCGAGCCTGGCGCGTTGCCTATCAGGTGCAGATCGGACGGCTCGCCGGGATCAGCAGCAGCCAGGCGCCCAGCCAGAACTGAGAGTGCGCTCATCGCGTCAATCGAGAGAACACGTGCATGCTCAAGGTCGAACAGCTCTGGACCGTTGGCCTGGATATGCTCGCGGAACCTTCTGGCGTAGCTGAATCCAGCCCGAGCGAGAGCCGCATCGTCCAGCTGATCGAAGGCTTCGGGCGCATGAGGCTTTAACAGCGCCCAAGACTTGATCGGTATCGCTGGCGAGACCGCCTCCCCTGACTCAAGGAGGCTGCGCCGCTGCTGGTCCAGGTGATCTGACGCGACCTCTTGGACGCCATGACCAGTTCGGCGGCGAAACATCACTGCGAGCGCCATACAGGCCTCAATGAGCCCGACGTGGACCTCGCCATGACGATCCAGCGTGGTACCCTCCTCGATCGCCTCAGCCGCATCGGCGATGACCTCGAAGCACATCAGCTGCAAGGCGGCATCTTCGAACTTGGCGAAGTGCTCCTCGTTGATGACTTCCGCAGGGCCGTCCGGGGCAGGAAACAAATCAGAGACCTTGCTCATTGGCCAAACTCCATGCGCTCGACAAGCGTCCGCAGCTTGCGCTTCAAACGGGTGGTCAGGTCGCGCTGGTCCTTCCAGCGCTTGTAGGCCGGGCCTGTGAACTGCAGCACCGGGGCGAACTTGTCGTCGTACGGATCAATTCGGCGTCTTTCGTCACCGTATGGGCGGCCATAAGCGTGGAAATACGTGGTGTACAGCGTGTTTAACTCACGGCGGAGCGAGTTTCGCTTAGTCTCAGCCACCTGAAAGTCAATGGCTGCCTCGGCGATCTGCTCCTTGAGCTGCTGGTAGGTTGGTTTGGCTTTCATTCGTGTTCTCCAGCAGCGCCGAACAGTTCGGCCAGGTCAATTTGGTAAACGTCCATCCACGCGCCGGCGGGCCAGGAGCGAACCGTGCCGAAGGTTGGGTGGATGACTTTGGGTGCGGTGAGGCCTCGCGCTGTGCACCACTTGCGCAGCGGCACGTAACCAGCGGTGCCGAAGTTGCGGCCGGTGGCCTTCTCGACTGCCACGACAGATGCCTGACGGGTGCCGAGGCCGAGCTGCTCTTGAAGCTGTTGAGCCCTGCGCACCGCCGCCGATGCTGTAGCCATAGCCGTGGCTTCGCGGCGGTTGCCGATCTCGGCCTTAGTCCGAACGGCTTCATCGCGCTGCTCGAGCGCCAGCTGCTCCGAGCGCTTCGAGGCCAGCAGGTGCTCTAGAGCCGAGATGTAATCGGTGGGCAGGGCGGGGGCTGCCACTTGCTCCTCAAGCTTTTGCCAGCGATCAACCAGCGCCGCAGTGAACTCGGGCGAGAGCTGAGCGACCACGACGAAGCTGTCTCGCTTGTTGACGTGGTAGACGGATTCATTCCGCGGGCGCCCCAGAGAGTCGGCGAAGTGTTCATCCCCCATTGGGGGTTGGACGATTACGGCGCGCTCTACGAGGCGCTCGATCGACTGCTTCACCTTGTCATGGCGGGAACCAACCAAGTCGGCGATCTCCCGCGGCGACATGGTGAGAGCGGTGGTGGTGACCAGGTTCATGCTGCACCTCCAACGATCTGATCAAGCCGGCGCTCAATGTCGTCCGCAGCCTGGGCCGCGACTTGCAGAACCAGCGCCAGCGGCACGTCGGACAGCAGGATCTCCACGACCAGGTGATAGACGATCTGCACTTTGACCTCAGTGGTTGAAATGCCTGACTCAGTGGCACGGTCGAAGATCAGTTTGAGCGCGGTGTCGGCAAGGTCGGTGTTGTCGTTGAGTGACGGGGTCATACCGCACCTCCAGCCGGGTCTACGCCAGCGTGAGCTGAGTAGACGAGCGCCAGAGCGCTCTCAGCGGCGTAGAACACGAGAGTGGCGTGATGAGTAACGGACTGCTCCTGCATCAACTCGCGCAGGCCAGCGACCACTGCCTCCAGGCGATCAGTAGCAGCATCAAGAGCTTCATGCACCGGTATCCCGCCTGAGGCTTCCAGCACATCGTGGAGACCGTAAGTAGCGAACGGGCTGGCAAGGGTTTGGGGTTGCTTGCTCATGCCGACACCTCCGCGCCACAAACTGGAGAGGTTTTGTTTTGTGGCGCGAGAGGGGCTTCTGCCGACTCGAAAGCCATAACGCTTGCGTCGACCAGCGCCTTCGCCTGGCTTGCTAAGGCCCGGATTGCAAAAGCCACGTGGCAGCTTTCTTCGATCTGAACAAGCTGGCCAAGCAGGTCTTCGACTGAGGACAGGCTTGCACTGGCCAAGTTGAGGGCGTCGGAGCAACTGACGCCAGGCATGGTTGCGAAGAAGAACCCCAGGCCGTTCTGGCCGAACGTGCTGGAGGTGGTTACAAGCGGCGAGGTCATGGCTGAACCTCCCACTTCTCCAGGGCAACCTGCGCGCTGCGGCTCAAGGTATTCGCAGCATCAGCCATGAGCCCCGCGGCCAGGGTTAGCCCGTCCATAAAATTAACGTCGGCATTGATGCGAAAGACCGCATCGCCCTCGAACTCATGGGCACCGAAATCCATCGGGCGCAACAGGGGTAGTTGCGCTGCAAGTGGGGTTTTGCTATTTTTTGGGTGAGACATATCGTTCTCCTCGAACGAAGATTCAAAAAGTCCATTGGCGTGGACTGGTTTAAGAAACCCGCTTCCTACGGCGGGTTTTTTGTTGCCTGGAGAAAAGTCAGCCAGACAACAAAAACTGGGCTGCCCATGCGCTCATGGGGAGGCCTGTGCTGTACTGGATGGATGAACAGAGGGTTTGCCCGTCTGACGTGCGGCATCACCTGGGCGTATCGTTTCATTCAAGGTTGGGGAAGCTAATTCCCGAGCAGTAACGGCTCCCTTGGTCAGGTCCTCGGCAAGGAATGCTTTAACCGCAGACATTGAGTGAGAGCCAGCAACCCAGTGCGAGACTGCGGCCTGCGATACTCCAAGGGCTGCGGCGGTTTTGGTCTGACCCCCGAAGAAGGCGACCAATCGTTCAATAGGTGACACGGCAACCACTCCAAAATAACCATACTTATACCATATGTAAAAGCATTGTTATTTGCAACCCCATACGGATACTTATAACGTCGTGGCTATGACAACGATCTCTCAACGCCTCAAGCTTGCACGCAAGCACGCGCGCCTGACTCAGAAAGCCCTGGCCGAGAAGGTAGGGGTAGAGCAACCGGTTATCTCGCAGCTTGAAACCGGGAGAAGCCAGAAAAGCGCCTTCATCTACGACATTGCTGTCGCGTGCGGGGTTAACCCCGCGTGGCTCAATCACGGCGCCGGGGACATGATCGACGCGCGCAAGGATCGCGCCCTGAATGCTTCCGCCGATTCCAACGCTGAGCTGCTAGGCGACATTTCGGCATGGGATGAAGGCGACCCTCTAGATGAGGATGACGTAGAGGTTCCCTACTTTGCTGAGGTTGAGTTTGCAGGTGGCAATGGAATGACCGAGGTTGTCGAAATGGGAGGCCGCAAGCTTCGATTCAGCGCGGCCACTTTGCGTGCCGCTGGGGTGAGCAGCCAAGGGGCGGCATGCGCCAGGGTTAAAGGGAAAAGCATGGAGCGGCTGATCCTCGATGGCGCCGCTATTGGCTTCGATATGCACGACACAACCATCCATGATGGCGAGATCTACGCGTTCAACCATGGCGGCATGCTGAGAGTGAAATATCTCTACCGCCTCCCTGGTGGGGCGATACGCATACGCAGCGAGAATGACGACGAATATCCTGATGAGATCATGAGCGCCGAGCAATGGCATGACGAGGTCCGCATGCTCGGTCGCGTTTTTTGGTGGTCCACTGTTCGCAGGTCCCCCAAGCGTTAGGCCAACCCAGACCAGGTCAAGCCCGCCATGCGCGGGCTTTTTCGTGTCCGCAGGACGAATATAAGAATACCTATTGACTCGGCAGATAACAGTACTTATATTTTTCTCATCGCAATTTTGCCGGAGCGGCACCATGACAACCCAAACCATCACATACAGCGGCTGGACCGGTCGCCTCGACATGGGCCTGGCCCCGCGCGAGCTGGAAGCCACTCTACTTGCGGCAGCTGACCTGACCGTCAAGGAGGTTGCGCGGGTGATGGGGATTGCTCCGAAGACCGTTGAAAAGCGCTTGGAGGCGGCACGCCTGAAGCTGGGCGCCAAAACCATGCGCGGCCTGGTTCTCGAGGCGTTCAAGCGCCAGATCATCAGCCCTGCCGTCATGGCTTTGGTAGTGATGCTGACCAGCCACGCGATGATTGGCGACGATCAAGCGCTGAGAGTTCGCAGGGGTAGCGGTGAGCGCAGGGTCGAATTTCGGGCTTCGGTGAAGCGCATTGAGCAGTATTTGGCGGCATAGCAGCGGCGAGCCACTTCGATGAGGTGGCTGTCCGGTGCGAAGCACCATTCGAAAGGGCGTGGTAAGGCAAGGTCGGGCATGGCATCGCTCGGTGCGGCATGGTTTGGCAAGGCCTGGCCAGGCGTGGCAAGGGCTGTAATCAGCGGCGAGTCCGTTCACAGAGCGGACTTTCCGGTGGCGATAGCTACCACGCGGCACGGCATGGCTCGGTTCGGCTAGGCGCGGTTCGGCTAGGCGCGACATGGCTTGGTATGGGCTGTAATCAGCGGCCTGCGCTTCTTCGGGAGCGTAGTCCGGTGGCGATAGTCACCATAGGGCTGGGTTAGGCATGGTCCGGCTCGGCGTGGCAGGGCGCGGCAAGGGCTGACAGCAGCGTAATGCCGATTGGCAACAGTCGGTATTGCGGTGTGAAAGCACCACAAGGCGGGGATCGGCGCGGTTAGGCGGTGCTTGGTACGGCAGGCCATTGCTCGGCATGGGCTACAACGTAGCGGTCTGCACCTTCGCAGAGGGTGCTTTCCGGTACTGAGTACCGCGAGGCAGTGCGAGGCGAGGCTTGGCGCGGTCGGGCAGAGCGCGGTGCGGCAAGGGCTGCCAGTCAGCGTAATGGCCATTCGTTGAGTGGTCATTGCGGTGCGAAAGCGCCGTGTGGTTGGGCAAGGTGAGGCGCGGCTTGCCATGGTGAGGCGCGGATTGGCAAGGGCGATAAATCGCAGCGAGGTCACTGGCGCTTAATCCAGCGGCAACTTCAAAGCAACTTCCAGCGAGGTTGCTTTGAAGTTCCAACACGCAAAGCACCGTGCATCGCATTGGGCGAAAAGGCACACGCAGCTATTTACTGGAGGACTCCATGCAAACTTTGAAAGTTAAAATCGTAGGCACCCGTCCGCTTCTCGTTCACAGTGATGTGTTCGCCGACCCGCTGAATAAGCTGACCAAGGCGCACAAGCAACTTACCTCGAAGCGCAAGAAAACTGACGAAGACCACGAACTTATCGCTCGCAGCGAGTGGCGTGGTGGCTTGTACTTCTCGGAAGATATCGGCCCGTACTTGCCCGGCATCAACATCGAGTCTGCACTTGTAGCGGGCGGCAAACTTTCGAAGATGGGCGCCCAGCTCAAGCGCTCCGTCGAGATCATGGACACCCGCTGCCCGATCATCTACGAAGGCCCGCGCACGGTCGAAGGTCTGTGGGATGAGCAGTTCTACGATGCCCGTTCGGTCAAGGTCGGCACCGCCCGGATCACGCGATATCGCCCCCTCTTCCGCTCCTGGGCCGTGGTCTGTGAGATCGCCTACGATCAGGAATCCATCGACCGCGCCCAGGTTCTGAAATGCCTGGAGGACGCTGGCCAGTACTGTGGCGTCGGTGACTACCGTCCGAAGTTCGGCCGCTTTGCCGTGGAGGTGCTGTGATGGCTGTCGTGCCGCTCAAGCCGAACACTTGGAGTCTGGAGAAGGCGATCGAGCAGTTCAAGGCGGACAAGTTTGAAAACGGCCAGCTCATCAGCCACGCCTGGCTGGAATGGGCGTTGAATCTGCCGAAGCCTACCAACGCGAAAGAAATGGTCAACTGTCAGTTCATCATCTTGGATCGTGTCGAGCAGTTCAAAGAAGCACTGTTGACCCAGCATCAGATCTACATCGTCAGCGTGCGTGGGAAAGGATATCGGATTGTTCCGCCAAGCGATCAGGCATTTATCGCGGTTGATAATGCCATGCAGGGTGTTCGGCGCGAGTTCAGTAAGTGCGAGAAAGTAATGAAACATACTCGTCTTGGTGAACTTGATGCAGACCAGATCAAGCGCCACACCGATGCACAATTAAAAGTATCTGCAATTGCAGGAATGGTAGGCAAAGGAAAGCGCGAAGTGTTCAGCCTGTTCAAGGCATAACTTCCGCCCAGTAACAACTCAACTTCAATCGAAAGCCAAGTTACTCGGCAGGCTATCGGCTTGCCTGAAAAAGGAGATCCACCATGAAACAAGCTCCATTGGTCCAGGCAAAGAATTTTAGCCTGACCCTCAACTTCTTCGCGCCAGAGGCTCCACAGGCCGAAGTTGCCCAGCTCGCTGCCGGGTTCACAGTCCCACTTTCAGAGGTGAAGCCGGTTGCTCCGACCTCTAGCCTTACCCCGCCCGCCATCGGCGAATACTGGCCCGGCCAGGGCGGCATCTACGCCGGCATTCGCCAGTACGCCGAGGGTCTGTGCCACGTCATCTTCGCCGCCCAGGACGTAGGTAAGCACGCCTATGGCGAGTATGGCACTGAGGTCGAGGCCACCAGCCAGATTGACGGCCGCGCGAACACCGCCATCCTGGTCAATCGCGACGGCTCGCACCCTGCCGCTGATGCGGCCTATGCCTTCACCTGCGACGGCCACAACGACTTCTATCTGCCGGCATCCGGCGAGCTGCATCACGGCTACCTGTACCTGCCAGAGGCGTTCGAAAAGGCCTGGTACGTGTCCAGTTCGCAGCGCTCCGCCTACGACGCTTTCAGCATGTACTTCGATGGTGGCTATCAGTACTACAGCGTCAAGCACAACGAGCTCCGTGTCCGCCCCGTCCGCAGATTCCTTCAGTAATTCATTCCTTCCACTGGGGCGCCAGCCCCGGTGGCCAGACACCTCAAATGGAGCTTGATCATGCTCATTCTGACTCGGCGGGTAGGCGAGACCATCCGCATCGATAGTGACATCAGCGTCATCGTGCTGGGCGTCAAGGGCGGCCAGGTGCGCCTGGGTATCCAGGCACCGAAAGGCGTAGCTGTGCACCGCGAGGAGATCTTCCAGCGCATCCAGGCAGGCCTGCAGCAGTCGGCGCCAGCAAGTGAACCTGAACCCGACCGGTCCGAACCACTGTACGGCAATCGCACCGAGGCCGAGTGGCGTCAGTTGCTGGCAGAAGAGGCGGAACAACTCAAGGGTCGAGAATCAGAGGAAAAAAACCATGAAGCTGCCTGAAAAGATCACGCTGGTGCTTCGTCCTGCTAAAGGCGGCACCCTGGAACACATTCTGCCATCCGTTAGGCTCGGCGCCCGCGTGTACATAGGTCGCGATCTGGCCACGGCAGTAATCGCCAGCGCCAGCGAGGGGGATCTTGCATCGCCCGCGCTCAAGTGCGAGGAGTTCAGCATCGACGAACACGTCAAGCTGGTGGCCGATGCGCGCCGATACCGCTGGCTGCGCGGACGTGAACGCATCGAGGATCCTGACGAAGACCTGCTGGTGGTGCGCGGTGATAGCTGGCTATCCGGCGACGAGCTGGACCACGAGATCGACACAGCCCTTCGCCTGGAGGTGCTGCAACAGCAGGTGGTGCCGGAGCAGCAGCCATGACGCACATCATGACCCAAGGCACCCGCCTGCACCTACAAGACGACCTTGGCCAGCTGGGCGAGCGCCTGATTCGCTTCGGTGAGGCACTGCAAGATCCGAACACCACCGTGGGAAAGCTGGCCGATCTGGCCAAGTCCTGCGGCATCAAGCTGCACATGCGTGTCGTTGCTGAATCGGGAGAGCAGCCGTGATCAAACGCCGTTCAATCAACCCCGCTGCCCTCCCCGCCATCGGCCAGCCCCTGGGCGGCGGCTTCTTCGCCGGCCGTCTCTTCTTCGATGGCGCGGAACACGCCGTGATCGATGCAGGCCGGGAGTTCGAGGTCGCCGCGCACTGGTGGCAAGAAGAAGGCCCGCGTCCGCGCATCCGCGGCGCCACGTCCCGCTTTGACGGGATGGCCAACACCCAGGCCATGGCAGCCGAGGGCAGCGCCATCGCCCGCAAGGTGCTGGGCATGAACATCCGTGGCACCTGGGGCTGGCACATTCCGTCGATCGAAGAGCTGCAGGTGCTGCGCTGCAACCTCTTGCAGCTTCCTGAATGGGGTCACGACGGGTCGCACACAGTCAGGGGCGCAGCCCAGGCGTTCGGCCTTAGCGAATATTGGACTAGCAGCCAGAAGTCGAACGCAGCAACTGCATGGTGCATGCATATGCTCCCCTGGTGCGTGCCCGACACGAACTGGGTGAGCAAGTGCAAGGGCATCAGGCCGGTGCGCACGCTACTGATCAGCCAGGATGCCTACGTGCACGCACCGTCGACCGACACTCCAGCCACCGAGGCGGATCTGCGCGGCCTGGCCAACCAGCAGGCGGTGGCCACCGTGCTCGAGCGTTTCGTGAACGAAGACGCCGGGAAGTTCTACGGGCGCACCGAGGCGTTGGTTGCTGAATTGGCGGCGCTGGCGGGAGATCGAGCATGAGCATCCTGCAGCGGTTCGAGATTAACACCGCCGGCCGGGACTTCGCCGTGGGCGACATTCACGGCCATTTCACCCGCCTGCAGCGAGCCCTGGACGCGGTCGGCTTCGATCCTGCTACTGATCGGCTGTTCTCGGTGGGCGACCTCGTCGACCGCGGGCCTGAGTCTGACCAGGTGGATACCTGGCTGGCCAAGCCATGGTTCCACGCCGTGCGCGGCAACCACGAGCAGATGGCAATCGAGGCATACCGGTTCGACCCATCCGGCCGCATTGGTGATGTGCACCTTTCCAACGGCGGGGCCTGGCTCTATGCCAGATCATCCGTGGAGCAGGCGTGCTATGTCGAGCTGCTGGCCGACCTGCCGCTGATCATCGAGGTGATGACACCCCAAGGCCTGATCGGGATCGTGCACGCTGATTGTCCGTTCCCGACCTGGGCGATGCTCGAATCCTGGTCCGGTGGCGGCATGCCCGGTATGCGCAATGTCGAGGAGGCCGTGCAGTGGTCCCGCAGCAGGATCAACCACGAGAACCACGATGGCGTGGGCGGTGTGCGGGCAGTAGTGGTGGGCCACACCCCTGTTCGGCGTCCGGCGGTGTTGGGCAACGTTTACCACATCGACACTGGCGGCTGGATGGATGGGCACTTCACGCTGCTGGACCTGCACACCCTGCAGGCGCACCCGCCGATTGACCCTAAGCTGAGCTGGGATTGGGATGACGCGACAGATCAGCGTGACAACCAGAACCTGACGCGCTAGCCGAAGTGGAGGCGACCCATGTTCATGACATCAGATGAGGTGGCCGATATGACCGGCTACGTCAGGGCCAAGGAGCAGATCAGGTGGCTTGAGGCGGAGAGGTTCGGCTACGTGCTGGATGCTGACGGCAAGCCAAAGGTGCTGCGACAAGTAGTTATTGCTCGCCTTGGCGGGCAGGTCGAACACAAGAAAGGTCCCGAGCTAAGGCTTGGGTAGGGGCAAGAGCGATGAGGCCACGAAAGAAAGACCGGCACCTACCGCCGTGCATGTACATGAAGCACGGGGCTTATTACCTGGTGCGAAAGGGAAAGTGGGAGCGCCTGGGTAGCGACTATCAAGACGCTTTGCTGGTCTATGCCAGGCTGGTGGGAGGGAGCGGAAAAGGCGGGATGGCAAAGCTGATTGATGAGGCGCTGGATGCAATGAAGCACCGACTGGCCGACAACACCGTCAAGCAGTATGAGGCTGCCGCTGCGCGACTCAAGGAGTACCTCGCCGAGTTTGAGCCGCGCCAGGTCCTTCCGCGCCATGTTGCCAAGCTGAAACTGCACATGGCGGACACGCCGAACATGTCAAACCGCGTGATCTCGTTCCTGCGGATGGTCTTTGCCTATGCCCTGGAACAGCAGGTGGTTGATTCAAACCCATGCATCGGCATCAAGCGGCACGCCGAAAAGAAGCGCGACCGATACATCACTGACGATGAGTTCTCGGCGATCTGCGCCAGCGCGTCAGATTACATGCGCTCCATTTTTGAAATGTGCTACCTGACCGGTCAGAGAATCAGTGACGTGCTGTCAATCCGACTGGCGGATATCTCCCCTGCTGGCATAGCCTTTGAGCAGCAAAAAACCGGGGCAAAGTTAGTCGTGGCCATGAGCCCTGACCTGGAAGATCTTCTCGGACGGATTAAAGCGCTACCCCGGCGGGTGCGCGGACTGACCCTGTTCTGCGCAAGGTCTGGCGGCAAGCCAGTCTCCTATGAAACGGTAAAGCAAGCATTCAGATCGGCTTGCGTGAAGGCAAACATAGAAGGGGCAACCATCCATGACCTGAGGGCCAAGTCGCTGACCGATACCGACCGACAAGGAAACGACGCGCAAAAGCTTGGCGGCCACACCGACCCCAAAATGACAAAGCGGTACCTGCGGCTGCGGGAAATCGACATCGCTCAGCCGCCAGCAATGCCAAGAAAAAGCCTGTAGTATTAGACAATTCGCAACTGTCTAATAGACACACAGCTGCAAGGCCTTGAATGTCTGACCTTTCCCAACACACCCCAATGATGCAGCAGTACTGGAAGCTGAAGAACCAGCACCCGGACCAGCTGATGTTCTACCGCATGGGCGATTTCTACGAGATCTTCTACGAAGACGCGAAGAAGGCCGCCAAACTGCTGGATATCACCCTGACCGCCCGCGGGCAGTCGGCGGGCCAGTCGATCCCCATGTGCGGTATCCCCTACCACGCCGCCGAAGGCTACCTGGCCAAGCTGGTGAAGCTGGGTGAATCTGTGGTGATCTGCGAGCAGATCGGCGACCCGGCCACCAGCAAGGGCCCGGTGGAACGCCAGGTGGTGCGCATCATCACCCCAGGCACGGTCAGCGACGAAGCCCTGCTCGACGAGCGCCGCGACAACCTGATCGCCGCCGTACTGGGTGACGAACGCCTGTTCGGCCTGGCCGTGCTGGATATCACCAGCGGCAACTTCACCGTGCAGGAGTTCAAGGGATGGGAAAACCTGCTGGCCGAGCTCGAGCGGGTCAACCCCGTGGAGCTGCTGATCCCCGACGACTGGCCCCAGGGCCTGCCCGCCGAGAAGCGCCGTGGCTCGCGCCGCCGCGCACCATGGGACTTCGACCGTGACTCGGCGCGCAAGAGCCTGTGCCAGCAGTTCGCAACCCAGGACCTCAAGGGCTTCGGCTGCGAGAAGCTGACCCTGGCCATCGGCGCCGCCGGCTGCCTGCTCGCCTACGCCAAGGAAACCCAGCGCACCGCCCTGCCGCACCTGCGCAGCCTCAAGCACGAGCGGCTGGACGACACCGTGGTGCTAGACGGCGCCAGCCGGCGCAACCTGGAGCTGGACGTCAACCTGGCCGGGGGCCGCGACAACACCCTGCAATCGGTGATCGACCGCTGTCAGACCGCCATGGGCAGCCGCCTGCTGACCCGCTGGCTGAACCGGCCGCTGCGTGACCTGAAGGTGCTGCAGGCCCGCCAGAGCTCGATTCGCTGCCTGCTCGACGGCTACCGCTTCGAGAAGCTGCAACCGCAACTGAAGGACATCGGCGATATCGAGCGGATTCTCGCCCGTATCGGCCTGCGCAATGCTCGCCCACGGGACCTGGCGCGCCTGCGCGACGCGCTTGGCGCGCTGCCTGAACTGCAGAACGCCATGGCCGAGCTGGAGGCACCGCACCTGGCGCGCCTGGCGGCCATCGCCGGTACCTACCCGGAACTGGCCGACCTGCTGCAGAAGGCGATCATCGACAACCCGCCTGCGGTGATCCGTGATGGCGGCGTGCTCAAGGTCGGCTATGACGCCGAGCTCGACGACCTGCTGTCGATGAGCGAGAACGCCGGGCAGTTCCTGATCGACCTCGAAGCCCGCGAAAAGGCCCGCACGGGCCTTGCCAACCTCAAGGTCGGCTACAACCGTGTGCATGGCTACTTCATCGAGCTGCCGAGCAAGCAGGCCGAACAGGCGCCGGCCGACTACATCCGCCGCCAGACCCTCAAGGGCGCCGAGCGCTTCATCACCCCCGAGCTCAAGACGTTCGAAGACAAGGCGCTGTCGGCCAAGAGCCGTGCCCTGGCGCGCGAGAAGATGCTCTACGATGCGTTGCTCGAAACCCTGATCGGCCACCTGGCCCCGCTGCAGGACACCGCCGCGGCGCTGGCCGAACTGGATGTGGTCAGCAACCTGGCCGAGCGTGCGCTGAACCTTGACCTCAACTGCCCGACATTCGTCGACGAACCGTGCATGCGCATCAGCCAGGGTCGCCACCCGGTGGTCGAGCAGGTGTTGACCACGCCGTTCGTGGCCAACGACCTGGGCCTGGACGACAACACGCGCATGCTGGTGATCACCGGCCCGAACATGGGTGGTAAGTCCACCTATATGCGCCAGACCGCACTGATCGTGCTGCTGGCGCATATCGGCAGCTTCGTGCCGGCCGCCAGCTGCGAGCTGTCGCTGGTGGACCGCATCTTCACCCGTATCGGCTCCAGCGACGACCTGGCCGGTGGGCGCTCTACCTTCATGGTGGAGATGAGCGAAACCGCCAACATCCTGCACAACGCCACCGAACGCAGCCTGGTGCTGATGGACGAAGTGGGCCGCGGCACCAGTACCTTCGACGGCCTCTCGCTGGCCTGGGCCGCCGCCGAGCGCCTGGCCCAGCTGCGCGCCTACACGCTGTTCGCCACGCACTACTTCGAACTGACCGTGCTGCCCGAAAGCGAGCCGCTGGTGGCCAACGTGCACCTGAACGCTACCGAGCACAACGAACGCATCGTGTTCCTGCACCATGTGCTGCCAGGGCCTGCCAGCCAGAGCTACGGCCTGGCAGTGGCACAACTGGCAGGCGTGCCGGCACCGGTGATCCAGCGAGCCCGCGAGCACCTGGGCCGCCTGGAAACCAACAGCCTGCCCCACGAAACCGCGCCAGCAAGCCCTGGAGCGCCCAGCACGCCGCACCAGAGCGACCTGTTCGCCAGCCTGCCGCATCCGGTGATCGAGAAGATCGGCAAGCTCGACGTGGACAACCTGACGCCACGCCAAGCTATCGAAATGCTCTATACACTAAAGACTCTGTTATAA